CCAACATCGTGGAACAACTAGGAGGGCAGGAGGCTATGGAAGGTATGGCCCGTAACCTCATTGGTGAGTTCGGCTGGATTTTTCTAGCTGGAGTTGCTGTGCTGATGTTCCGCGAGTTGGTGCAAAATTTTGCCGCAGGGCTGAAAGTGTATTTCAGCAAACAATGGGCAGTGGACGAGATAGTTTTTCTAAACGGAAGACAAGCTCGGATCGCACGGATCGGTTTGACCGAGACAGTTTTCTATATGGCAGATCGTCAGTCCACCATGCGGGTCGAAAACACTTCTTTGTCCACGTTGATTTGTGAAAAGATTTTAGCGAACCATCAACCTGAGTATCTCGTTAAGGGTTCGGAAAAATTAGGGCCAATGAAAGTTGAGATTGTGAAGCCGCCAACGAGGAAACGAAAATGAAACGATGGATGATAATAGTCGGGCTGTCTGCATTTGTGGTACTCATAGGTGCGGGATGCCAGAACATAAAAACGGTGGAACTAGATTTCGGTGGGCTGGATGTGGAGTATTATCCCAGTCACCCATCCCAAGAGGAGAAAAGCATATTTGATTTTGGCACAGTTACTAATCGTCTTAACGCAGTCCCTGCAAGTTGGGACGGCCCGTTGCTGATGCCGATGAAACGAACAAATAAATAATTATGGCTAACATAACATATCAAGTAAATAGATGGGACGTAAGTTGTCAGTCGGCTGACCCAACTAAAGTCTGTAGCGTGATTCTAGGAGTAACTGCCACGGATCAAGTAAGCGGCATAAGTGCCTACAAGGATGAAAGGATAACAGTACCCTGTCAGGATTTATCTGAATTTGAGGAAGGTGCAGAGGCTTTCATAGAAGGTGTCTTAGGCAGTAATGGGTGGTACTTGGAATTGCAGACTCGCATTGCTGACCAGATGACTGCTCCTGTGGCTGCTCCAAATGATCGGGTACAACCTGACTTTGGTGGCATGACTATCGGAGATGGTTACCAGAACCTCCCCGGTGAAGGTGAGGAGTCATCTGAGGAAGAGGAATCTCCAGCCGAGGAAACAACTGATAGCGGAGAGGAAGAAGAAGCTGAAGAGGCTGAAGAGGAGTCCACAGAGGAGGCTGCTGAAGGAGAATAAAAAAATGCACTGCAAAAACCCTTTATGTTTTGAGGACTCCTGTAACGGGGAGTGTGAAGCGGGAGAGGAGAGGGTTTGGCCTTGGTATAGGTATGAGAGCAAACAAGAGGCACAGGCAGAAACCGAAAAGGAGAAATCGGACGGGTTGTCGGAAACCAAGACGTTCTGCTAAAATTAGCACGCTTATGGCTGATCAGAGCAAAGAGCAGACGCAGACTGCTGTACAAATTCTGCTGAACGCCGCCTCTCAGGCTCGCCTGACGAGTGCGGAACACGACCAAGTTCGTCAAGCGGGGCAGATTGTTGCCACGGAACTAGGTTTAGTTGAGGGCCAAGCCCCAGAAATCCAGACACCAGAACCAGTTGAGGTGGTGGAGGGGTAATATTAGGTGAACTTGATGGAGGACATGAAAGTCCTGACCTCGGCTGGGGTCGGGCTGGGAAACTGGATGCTGCAAATTGACGTAATACTGCACGTTGCAATATCCGTTGCCACACTGGCCTACATCATCCTTCGCATTCGCAAGCTCGTTAAAGAGACTAAATGAAAAAAACTAAATACATACTGTTAGGGGCGTTACTGCTGTTTGCAGCTAATGCCAGAGCCGATGGGCTTTTTGGCGCGAGCCTTAAACCCGATCCAAATGTAACCCTGTTCGGTCAGAAGGTAACGTGGCCGATCCCCAGTCTTTGCTTAGGTGCTAAGGCTGGCGTCATCCCCAACGCTGGGGTTAGCCCAGAGGGGCTGGAGTTTAAAGTGCCGTATTTTGCGGTGAGTCTCCCGTTCCCTTCTCTAACGCTAAAGGTTGGTAAAAACAGCCCTGAGGTTGAGGTTAAAATTGGTTCGGTTGACAAGGCTGAACACAACCCAAAGGAGGGCGAATAAATGCTACGCTCAAAAACCACATGGACAGCCTTGACGGGTGCTTTGGCCGGGATAGCTGGCTACTTCACTGGCGAATTAGAAATGGGGGCTGCGGTTAACGTGGTTATTACCAGCTTGCTGGCCTTGTTTTTAAGGCATGGAATAAAGAAAACAGAAGTGGCTGTTAAAGGGGAATAACCTTTATGGGAATCCTCAGACTAATAGCTTCAATTCTCAAGGCCGTCCCAGTTTTGGGGCGGCTTTTTTTGAGGCTGGCCGACGAACAGAAGGAGAAAAAAGCACAGACTAGATATGAAGAAAAGTTGGATCATATTGACGATGCTGTTGACAAGTATCATCGCGCCGGGGTGCGTGACGGCGACAAGGCTGAACAACGTGGAGAACCTGACGCAGCACCCCCAGTTCCCGACAGCGGCCAGAGAAGCCCCGGTGTGGACAAAAGCGGCCCTAAGAAAAGTAGCGGAACTAGAGTACGAGCTAGAAAGAAAGTGAAGAAAGTGAAGAAAGTGAAATCATACGCACCAGTGAAAAAGAAAAAGGGTGGCAAGAAGAAGTCTATTTAAGGCTCCAAAGATTAAAGTGGGACGGCGGTTAACCCAATTCTTCCGCTTTTCGGATCGTTGGAAATCTCTAGGTCGGCTGACATTTCACCGATCAGTGCGTAGCTGAGGCTGTCAAAGCTATGTTTATTGTCATCGTTAATGACATATTGCCCGACAGATTTGCCTTTTCTAAGGAATTTCATCATATCAATCGTTCGATGACAGTGTGCACTAATGTGTAACCTGTTGAGCATTAGTAAATCCTTTATTAGCTTAACCCTTTGGCGCACCGATCCTGCGAACTTTGGAGCGCCAATCATGTTAATTTTTCCATCGCTGGCTGCGGCTACTACCCTGTGATCGTATGTGTTTCCTGCTGCCCTAAAGCGGTTCATGGCAGACATGTCAGACCAATGAGTCCACCTGACTGGCTTTCCTATGTGGCCCTCTATCTGCTCGATCCGATCCATCGCCTCGCCAGTAAAGTCTTCAAGTGATACATCTGCGTGTAGTACGACGAGCTCGTCAAGCACGGCCCATCGAACACCATTCATCGTCCGAACCTTCTCCATGATGTGGAAGGCGTGGTTTCTGTCACCTAAATCCCAGCCACCAATCAGTTCTGTGCAGTTGTCAGAAGGCAGGATTACTTCCCATTCTTCCTCTATAGGTGAGTCCGTGTTGCCAACCACATGTAATGGTGTCTTAAAAACCTTTCCGAAATGTGAATCGGTACTACTGGCTGTCCACTTACCCAGTACATAACGGTCATATAGCTCAGGGTCTGGCCTAAATGTGGCAATCAAATCCTTCCTGTCGTGTTCGGAAAGATACGGATTATCATGGATCATGGACTCAATGATTTTAAACTGCTCAGCGTATTCGGGGTCTGGGTGATCTTCTTGAAATGGCTCCTCATACCAGAGTTTGTAAATCCAGCTTGTGGTTCCTTCCTCTGCTGGATTTGTATCCCCGATCCACTGATGCCTGTGATAATCCAGCCCGGGCAGTCGAAGCTGGCCCTTGCTGATTGAGAACACGCAGGAGTCCTTGAAGTTTGATAGCTCTGAAAAGAAGATCATACTGAATCGGGTTCCTTTAATCTTCTCCTCGATGTCATGGTCTACATCCAATGAATGAAGCTGAATCTCTGTTTCGCCACCGTGCATATTGGCGACTTTCATAAAGTTCATCTTGGTCACCCCATCTACTTTGGGCTTAACCGTGATCTCAAATCCGTCCAGATTTTCCTCCCACTCAGGAATTATCAGGTCTGTCAGGTCTGACCAAACCCCTGATTTAGCGTTACGAATGGTCTTACAGAATACTCCGACACGCCCCCCTTTGGTTTCCCAGCAATGGCGAACAAGCCTATGTAGGACACCAATTGTCTTACTGGAATACCGAGGCCCAGAAACAAGCAGGTATCTTTTGGAGCAGTTGAATATCTCCAACTGCTTTGGGCTGATTGAGGGATACCATGCGCCACTAGCATCAAGAGGCATATCCGTGTTAATTTAACCGATTGGAGGCATTTATGGCAAATGAGATCACAATAGACCTGACAGACCC